GGATCAAACATGTCTTGACTAGCATATGTATGATTAGTTGCAACCAAGCCTACATTATAACTACCAAACATGTTAACAGAGTTACGAACAAGTGATGTTAGTGCTTTGGGTTTACGACCCATGTCGCCTTTCATATCACCTGCTTCAAACTGGTTAACGTCAGTTGGTGTGAGCAACATGCCCAACGAGTCAACAACCCATAACACTTTCATGCGTTCTTCTTCTGGAAGTGCTTTGTAGTCTGTCATGAATGTAGAAATTGCTTTAGCAACGTCGTCAATCATGCTCATGTTAAGTTTAAGCAACTTATCCGGACCTGTATCAACGCCAAGTGCGTGTAGCCAAGACTCGTCAAGTGCATTTTCTGTGTCAACAAGAATAACAAAGATGCCTTGTTCTTGTGCGTTCTTTACAATGTTGCCTGAACAGATATAACTCTTGCCTGCTCCTGATTCACCAGCAAATACAGTAACCTTACCAAGAGGAATACCTTTGTTAAAGTCTCCACTGATAAGATAGTTCAACGCATAGTTGCCTGTGCTGATCCAGTCTGTTGGATCATTAAAGCCAATACTCAAGCCTTGTATGCTTTTAGTAATATCTTTGCGGAACTTTGATATGTCAAATGGTTTTGCCATATATTTCCTTTAATTTAAATTTTGTGTTTAATTATGAGATCACAAGGGAGATTATCCCTTGTGTACACTACATTACTTCTGCTGACGAGCTCGGATCATAGCCAAAATGTCTTCGGCTTTTTGAGTTGCTGGAGCCGCAGTAGGTTTAACTACAGGAGCGGATGCTACTACTGGTTCGTCATCAAAATCTGACTCAACTACAGGTGCTGCCTTTGGAGCAGGTGCTGATGGTGCTGATTCTGATCCACCTGCTGGTGCGGATACACCTGCTGGACGGAAGTAAGAACCCCAACGCTCTGTGTCATATGCTTGTCCATCAACGGATGCTTCGAACATTTCCTTGATTACTTTAACAGCATTGACGAGCCCTAATCATAGCCAAAATGTCTTCAGCTTTTTGAGTTGCTGGAGCCGCAGTAGGTTTAACTACAGGAGCGGATGCTACTACTGGTTCGTCATCAAAATCTGACTCAACTACAGGTGCTGCCTTTGGAGCAGGTGCTGATGGTGCTGATTCTGATCCACCTGCTGGTGCGGATACACCTGCTGGACGGAAGTAAGAACCCCAACGCTCTGTGTCATATGCTTGTCCATCAACGGATGCTTCAAACATTTCCTTGATTACTTTAACAGCGGCGTCATCTGGTTTCTTAGGCAAGAATGTGCTCAAGTCCCATAGACTGTGTGTTTCAATAGCCGCTTGTTCTTCTTCAGTCAAAGCAGATTCTTTACGAGCCCATTTTGATGTGTTGTAGTCAGCGTAGCCACCTTTGGCTGTTTTTGTAATACGGAAATCCAAGCCACGTAGGATGTCAGTTGGCAATTCTTCCAACTCTGGATCCATCAATGCGCTTTTAATAAGTGTAAACAATTGTGGTCCTATAATGAACCTACGGATTGGGCTGGCAGGAGTCTTCTCGTCAGTCATTGGGTTTTCGCGAACAAACCCTTGGAAAATGTAACTGCGTTTTTTCCAGTACTTACGACCCATATCTTCCAAACTCTTGTCTTTAAACCATCCACGCACCTCAGTAAGAACTGGACAAGTTTCTTGCCACATTTCCATACAAGGTACTTGTACGATTGATTGTTTTGAGTCCATCTCTCCCTTGATACCATTAAATGGTAAACGAATCATTGCTCGTTCTTGCCAAAAGAATGTGTTCTTGGTATTACCGTCTGGGAGGAATCGGAGTGTTGTGGATGAGCCTTCTTCCATATTCCAGTGTGGATAAATTGCGTTATCTCCACCAGTGGATGAGCCACCTTTGTTGCTGTTACCTTCTGATGCCGCGAGTCTTGCTCTAATTTCTGCTAATGATGCCATTTTAAGTTGCCTTTCTAAGTGTTATAAAATGTTTTTAAGTTGCCTGTGATGCTAATAAAAAAAGCGTGTTCACATATGTAGTGTAACACGCTTTTATGTTTGCGTCAATACTATTTATGACGCATTTGTTCTAATAACTAATTTACATTGTTCTAATCATGCCCGACAGTTGTTTGAGTCTTGATAGAATATCTTCTTCAACATCATCAAACTTTTGTAGTTTGCCCGAGTGTCCGTATTGTCCACTTAGTGCTGAATACTTGTCTTCATCTTCGAGAATGGCACTATCTTCATCTTCGTAATCACCATTTGGGATAGGCAATGAGTAGTAGTCTTCGTTGTCATCTTCGTAATCAGTAGCAGCGTCATCAAATTTGTTTGCTTCGTCATCTGATGTGTTATAACTACCATCATTGTTAAAACCACTATCTTGTAATAGTTCGTTATCCATACCACCATCAACTGATTGTTGAGCCAATCCAGATAATTCTAACATACGTTCAACTGAATCATCTGGTTCTTCAAATTCGGAATCATCAAATGTTAAACCACTATCGTTATAAACGTCGTCTTCGCCATTTACAGCAGTCCAAAATTCAAATGCTTCTTTTTCACTCATGCCCATATCACCGGCATCGGAAACAAATTCGTTACGGTCCATCTTTTCGGCACGGTCCCATAACATGTTCTTCATTTGGCCTTCATCAACTTCTTCTGGCTCGGCTTCAATTGCCGGAGTTTCTAAAGCAGTAAGAATGTCAGCAATACTAGAGTCTTGCTGTGCAAACTCTCTAAGGCGGGCAATAACAATTTCGCGAGCATCCGCATCAGCGTCGGCATCAGCTAACTCTTGCAATTGGTCAAATAATAAATCGTCGCCAAACAAACTATATAACTGTTCTGTAGCATTAACTGCGTCTGCCCCAACTGGCAATTCTTTTGACAACAACGCAATTAATTCTTGTTGTTGTTCTGGTGTATTTGGAATTGTCCATGTTCCTTCCATTAGGCGGTCGGCCCATGCTTCAAATATACTTGCTTCTCTCATAGCGTTTCCTTGTTGTTGTATGCGGGCCAAAATTGGTAAGGCCTGTTCAATTCGTGAATCAATTGTCTCTTGAACGAATAATGTTTTGATGTTTTCAATGATTACATCTTGTTCGGTTATGTCAGCGGGATTCCAGGATTCAAAATAACTATTGTACCCACGGCCCGATGATAATCCTTTGAGCGTTCTGCTCATTGTTTCATAATAAGCATTGGTTTCATTTACCAAATTAGCTGTATCACCTTCAAATACTTGACCTTTACTGGCTCTGCGGAAACGGCTTAGCACATTAAGTTCTTCAACCATATTACCAATGTGTGTGCCACGCATGTCATATGGTTTACCACCTTGACGAACATGCTCTACCATAGCACGACCACCTGATAAATTACGGAATGGTAACTTATAGCGTTCGCCATCTGCTGTTTCTACGAATAAACTTTCTACTTGACGGAATCGTGCTTCATTGACTCCCATTGGGCGCTTGTGACGTATCATCAAACGAACGGATTCTGGTCCGCCATTCCAACTGACATTCTTTGTTCCATTCCAACTTTCAAATAATCCTTCTTTAAGGGCTGCTTGCCCTTGCATACTGTATTTGAGTTTGTTGATATTTCTACTGCCAAATGTCATAAAATTCTTTGTGGCAAAGTTCTTTAATTGATGCTGGAACTCGTACCATTCTGTTTTGTCTTCACTATCCATGCCACGACCTACGTTGTCGCCACTGAATAAATCTAATTCTTTGTCGTCACCTAACATAACAACTACTGTGCCATGGTTAGTGCCGTTTGAACTGATGAAATCGAAACTAAAAATTTCAGCATCTTCTGCTGTTGACGCTGCTTTGCCCGAACTGTCCAGCATTTCTGGTTCGTAGCCGCGGGTGACCAAAAGGTCTGAAAGTTGTTTTCCTGCTGTATTTTGTGCCATAATGTATTTATTAAAGTTGTAGCATTAGCGAAATGTAGCAAAAAACGGCATTGGCTCTACCATACTATCACTAAAATCACGCATCTGTGAATCCATTTCGATGTGATAATTCTGTAACATCATCATCATACGAACAGCAAGTACGGTGCTCATGACTAAATCGTCTGTTTCCCCGGGCTTGGCAGCATACGATGTACCGTGTGCCACAAATGTTTTTAACTCTGATACCAACGGAGAACTATTGATTATCATTTTTTTAGATTCTACTAGAATTTTTAACTTGTTACAAGCAGATAGTTTGCTTTTGTTTGTAGTGTTAAATCCTTTTCGTATCCTGCGTGACCCACCTGCTACAGAGTTGTCGCTTAAGAAGTATCCTTCTATGTTTTCCTCACCAAATTCAGCAATGGATATAAGTGCGGCTTCACCAATGGTGTTGTTTTCTACACTATAGTACACGCTCTTTACATCTTTGACAGTTTCATTTATGTACTTACAAATGTCTGCTAATATGCGTACCTGTGCCGGGATAGTAGTTTTGTTATGACGCCATTCTGCTATTTGTATAGTTGTGTTGGCTTCAAATACTTGTATAGCCGATGGATCGCCTCCTGTGCCTAAACTAGGATCCAATGCTACTACATAAATTTTACCATGTTCCGGTTTCTTATACCAACGAACTTGCCCTGTTCTAAATAGTGGCTCTTGCTGTCCTTGTAACTCAACCAGTATAGCAGGAGCGATAAGTGTTTCATCATTGATAATAAATTCGCAGCCAATCTCTCGTCGGAATCGATCAGTACCTAATTGGGCTTCCATACTCTTACCCCATTCTGCATCACGGTCCGGGTGTTCTTGCCAAAAACTGCGGAATGCTTTAAATCCATTTATACCAAGTGGAGTTGGGTTGCCATATTCATCTTCACACTTTAAAGCACTTTTCCATAATAACGCAAACTGATCTTCGTCTGAGTTTGGTGTACTTGTAATAATTGCTTTACCACCAGTTGCTAGTGTAGGGCTAATGGATGTCCAGAATTCTTTGGCAATAGTGGGTCGTACAAATGCAAACTCGTCAGCGTATAGAAGTGATATTGACATACCACGACC